GTTGAATTTGTTACCGCATCATTAGCCCAATTTTTATTTCCTGGTTCTCTTTGTAGTTCATCTTGCCAGACTCTGACTCTATGTTCATATGTGGTATTTGCATGTTGAATTGTATCAAACACTTGCATAATATTTCCTTTTGCACCAGTAGAAGTTTGTTCTATTCTATCATTAGTATCAAAAGATGTTATAGATCCAACACCTGTTCCTAGATTAACATTATCTGTTTGTAGTGTTAGATAAGCTTCTCCTATACCAAGAGAAGAAACATTTCTATGCTCAACTCTTACTCTAGGTGCTGTTCCAAAATTAGTTCCGCCAATTCTATTATCAAGTCTTGCTATTGTACCAATTGCCTCGTTAAGAAATAAAAGTGAATCACTTAATTTAGTATAAATATTTTCAGAACTTGTATTCGCTGTATCGGAAACAACATTCGCTACAATTGCTGAAGAATTTACTCTTCTTATACCTTCACCTTCTTGAAATCTATTCAACGGGCCTGCATCGAATTGAGATGAAACATTTGCTGTATTATTCGCACCAACAATAACAGTGGTAACTTTTCTATCAGGTGTACTATCTCCATCATGATCATATGTTTCAGTTCCACTCACAGATATTCTAAGTTTTACAACTCCAAAAGTGCCTGATTTTACTCCTACAAGCTCGTCACCTAATTCAATATTTCCACCACCATCGGTATTAGCTATAGCTAATATTTGTCTTCCTACAGTATTCGCTAAGAAGCCAGATGCTGGAACTGTTCCTACAGTTGTTCCATTAGAAAAAGTTTTATTAACTTTTTCTCCAACTTGAAAATTTTTATATCCGTCAATTGAAAGAACTACACTTGTTCCATTGTAGGATCTTTTTATGAGATTTACTGTTGCGTTTGCTGATGATGTAACACCATATAAACTATCACCAACTACAACTCCTGGATTTGAAGTATTTGCTAAAACAAGCACTGCTCTATCATTTGTTTTAAAATTCTGGCCCGCTGTTAAATTTTCAGTAGATTCTCTAAAGCCAAACTCTGGACTACCTAGAAGAGTATTCGCATGTGTGTCCATAATTCCAAAAGACGAATCTCTATAAGCAACTCTAGGTGCTAATTCACCAGCTATCGTATTTGATGCAAATTTATTTACATTCAATGAAAGAGCAAAAGTATCTGTTAAAGAACCTGGTTGTATTTTGAAACTAGCAGGTGAGTCGCCGTCACCTCCAATTAATTCAACAGTTGTACCTGCATCACTTTCAGTTGATACATATCCTGAACCACCATCAATTAGATTAAAATTGACTTTTGCTTGTAAATCTAAAGTATTTGTAACAACCGCTTTTGCTTTTTCTCCACTTGTTGTCGAGAATAATTCAACAACATCTCCTATACGATATTCGCCACCCTTAGATATCATCTGTACATTATTAATACCACATTCAACTATTGGTGTATATCCATCATCAACATCTTTTATCTTAATTGTTTCTAAATGAGTAAAAGAGCCTTTAATGTTTGATAATAATATTTGATTAATATCTCTTCTTTTAGAAATTAATTTTCTTACATCTTCTACAAGTGCTTCAGCTTGACTATCTGTTCCTATGATTGTTTTGCCTATCAGTGTATATGCTCTAGGATCATGATGGGTAACAAGATATCTATCGATTCTGAAATCACCATCTGAAATTTTTAACATCTGATTAGCAGGAAAATTAATTTCTACATCTTCATTATATAATATTTTAAATAAAAGTTTATATGACTCAATTGTACCTTTAGTTTGATAAAAATCTTTTATACGTTTTGCAAGTAATCTTTTATCTGCTAAGGCTTCATTAGGAATTTCAGCCATAAGTTCTGAACGAAAATATTTTATAAACTGATCTAATGTTGTATCAATGTCTTTGTAACTCTGTATATTTCTTTGTGAATCTTGTTGTTTACCAGATGTTTCTAAGTATTCATAATATGCTTTTACAAAAGATAAAAACTTTTCTCCCTCTTCTTGATAGAAGGCTGGAAACTGTCTTTGAACTAATGATGATAGTTTCTCAGTTACGGCCATTAATCACTTACCTCTGATACTGTTGTGATTACCGCATCAGCGGAAGACACGATTATAATCTGTTCTCTGAGAGGAACAATATCTTTATTTACTGGATCAGCGTTTATTTTTATTTCTATACCATCAAAAGCAGTAACAGTAAAACTATTAATATTTAATTCACCAGTATCATAATTAATTGTTCCTAAATTTGAATTTATAAAAACTTTTTCTTTATCTGAATTAAATCTAAAAACTCTAAGATTGCCTAAACCATCATCATCTATAAATGCAGTAAAATTATTTAAAGTAAATGAAGTTGATATGATAGAGTTCTTTGCGATAGGATTTAAAAACTTTAGATTTACAAGCGTTGCAGTATTTGTATTTGGCACAAATCTTTTTTGCATTTTAAAAGAAGCTTCGTTATTTAAAACTGACTCATCTGTATTATCTAAAGCCCTTACAAATCTAGAGTATCGTAATCTTTTACCAAACTGTTCTAAATTCGTTGACGAATAATTTGATATACCTGTTCTAATTAAAGTAGATATAGCTGATGTTGTTATGTTTGTTTTCAATTTATCATAGTATGTTGTGATTGTAGGTATAACATAAAGATATTCTGGATTAATAATTACTGGATCAATGCCAAGCATTGTTCTATCATTAATAGAATTTTTTATTTCTTCTTTTAATGTATTTGTAGGAATCAATTCACCTTGTGGTTTGATTGCAATGTAAACTTTTCCATGCACAGCTGGAGTGGCCTCTTCACCACCAAACGCTACAACTGATGAAAGATTTGTATTTTCATTTAATATAATTCTCTCAAAGTCTTTTGCAACCACTGCACGATTTTGTATTTTAAAGTTTCTTGGTGCATTAAACTTTATACTGTCAATACTCTCAAGTTCTACTCCACCTCTTGCTACTGAATTTACTGTGAGACTAGCACTTGTGTAACTAGGAGTAATTGATATACTATCAATAGAGAAAGTATTTGCGCCGTTAGTCTGTATTCCATGACATACCCTATATTCTACCTGAACAATATTACCATCTACAACGGGTTTACCCAGAGAGCCACTACCAAATAATATCTCATATTGTTTATCATGTGTTTCTTGTAGATAGTATACTGCGGATTTGCTATTCACTTCTCTTATATTTGTTGCTTTTGAATAAACTGTATTTGCACTTGATGAAGAAGATTCTTTCACAGTAACTTTTATACTAGTAGTGTCTACATTTTCATTTGGTAAAATATATTTTACCGGTGATGCACTACTTACATTAAACTCATGATTAACTGGTGTACCTTCTGTGATCGTGATTGGTTTCGTAAAAGTATTAGATATATTTCGAATAATATTTGATTCTGGTGTTACAAAAGTAAATGTTCTATTATTAATACTTGAAGTGAATGTTGTGTTTTTTGGAAGTTCAAACTCAGAAATGTTTGATGCAATTCCAGTAAATGTTATAGATACATTTGCACTAGCACCTCTAGCAGAACGTGTGAGATATCCTAATTCTTTTGCTCTTGACACTACGCTATCACGTTGTTGTGCAGTATCTAAAAACATCTCGTTGGCCAACATGTTAGTATAAAAAGCATTGTAATGTGTATTGTATGCTAATACATCTAGCAAAGTTGACATATTACTACCTTCAAAATCATAATCATTAAACTGTGTCTGAGATTGAAGATACGTTTTTAAGTTTGTTTTTATGTCAGCGAAATCTACTTCGGTGACTCTGAGGTATGTATTAGCCGACATGTTATCTTACTCTTTCTAATATGACATCTAGAACTACTGCTTCAGAATCATTCACAACCTCAAAAGCTATTGTCAAAGATATAGCATTTAAATCCAATCTATCCTCAACTAATATATCTATAATACTTGCTCTAGGCTCGTAGTTTTCTATTACGTTTATAACTGCTTGTTTTATTTGTTCTTGTAGATGAGAAGTAAAAGGTTCAAATAAGAAACCCCTTATATTACAACCAATGTTAGAAGAAAATGGCCTTTCAAAGTAATCAGTTAATATCAAGTTCTTTACAGATTGTTTTACCGCATCTCTGTTTATCTTCTTATTTAAAGATTTAGTAATAGGATTTGTTACAAATAATGTATCGAAATCGCTATAGATAACTTGACTAGGATCGGGCATTCTTCTTCTCTTGTATTTCTTTTCTTCTTGCGGTACAAATTTTAGAAATTTCAGCTAAAGACTTTCTTGCTCTTGTACCAGCAGACATGTTATTCTTTTCAAATTTTTCACTCTCTCTTATATACGTTTCAAAAAGATTTAACAAAATATCATGATAATTCACTTGACTCTTCCTTTATATAATGATAAAATACTATTGTCTATTTATAACTATTATTCACCATTAACAAATACATTTGTTGAACCAGTTTCAGCTTTGCTGGGTAGAAACTTATCGTGGCCCTTTGTAGCATCATTCTTTCGATGAACTGGTTTTGCGTTAATAAAAACATTCGATGAACCAACTAACGCTTCATCACCACACACGGTTTTATCTCCTACAACAATCGCTCTCTGTGCATTCACAAATACATTACCATTTGTCTTGACATAAGGTGTCTGATGTGCCGGCAATGGTGTTAATGGATCTAAGTGTTTAACATTTTTATCTAAATTGTTTCTTACAACTCCTGGCATTATGTCACCTGTCCACCTACACCAGAAGATGTAGCTATACTAGTATCAACAGCGTTTGGTGCTTCTGTTGTTCCATCATCACAAGCTACAGCCCTTCTAACTGTTCTGAGTCCAAAGTTCTTAGCTGTATTATTAATAGGATAACTCCTAACGCTTAACGTATTTCCTTGATTACCACCAAGAACTTCTATTGTAGCATCTGTTTTATTACCAGTAGCAAATCCTACATGTCCTAATCCAGAGTTTCTACCTTTTCTAAAGAATACTACTATATCACCTTGTTTGATATTGTCAACAGATATTTGTTTTCCGTAGCCAGAGTACGCTTGTGATGATGCTGTTTTTATATACTTATTACCTGAACGCTTGAGTACTGCACCTACAAATGTAGCACACCAAGCTGTTTGATCAGCATATTGAGAGCCATTATAACCAATCTCATCCCAAAGAAATTTAATCTTAGGATTATTACCAGTTTCTTTCCAACCACCTTCAGCAAGTAATGCGTTTGCTATATCATATGGATTTCTATGAGGATTATCGGCCGCACCACAAGTCGCTGGCGATTTCTCTTCATACTCTACATCTTGTGGATTTTTACCATCAGTCTGTTCAACTTGTTCTGGATTTGTAGGTACACCAGGAGGTACTTCTTCTGGTTTTACTTTCTGAATATTTGTTTCAAATAAAGTAGCAGTATCAATTAACGTACTTGGTTCTA